ACCAATCAAGGGAAGTGACAATCATTGTCCAAACATTATCAAAAATAATATCGAACCAATTTGGATTTCCTTTTGAGCCAATATCATCTTCATCGACAATCTCACCTGTTTCAGTATTTTCAAATTTTGCATGTTTTGTAATGTGTCCAGTGGACAAACCCTTTAGAACACCATTTTCAAAAGCTTTCCAACTGGTTTCGTCCATGAGATTCTGAAAAACAAATCCTTCAACCTCAAGTCCTTTTTCAGTCACACTTGCAGACGTTGCTTTCCCGATAGGTGATTTTGAATCATGCTGAAGAAGAATGACAGGGTTTGTCATAAAAGTTTCAATCGAATCTTTCCAGGCTTCTTCTTGTATCTTGTACCCATTTCGATTCAACTCACCAGTACTGGCAATGCCTTTAAAAAACTTTGCCCCTTCTGGAACTTCCATTCCATTTGGCGGTGTTGCTTCACACAGTTCCATTTTTGAAAAGAAACCGTTTTCATTGATGAAGTTTTTCAACCCTTTTTTTGTCAAAATGTCTTCAGATTTTTTCATTTAAGTGTGGTTTTAGAAATCAAAATCATTGTAGCACAAACAAAAACTTTTGTGAATAAGCACAAAGTTTTCCACATTTTATGCACAATTTATGAACATTATTTTTTTTGCGCTGGTATGTCGTATCGAGTGAAACACCTGCAACGCGGATTGTCAGAACCAGGTGCGTGCTGATCATCTGTTCCAGAAAAAACAAAACTGTAATCCACCCAACCGTCATTTTGGTTTTCCCTGTGCCGCGGTGTCACGCGCTGATCATTCACGGTTTGCCATTTTTTCTTGACCTGTCTTGCAGGAAACCTTGATCGAAAATCGTTCATAACTTCTGAGTTTCCTTCTTCATACGCAACGCCAATTTCTCTGGTTGCAATAAGTTGTGCGCGAGCGGGTGAAAAAACACCTGCCTTTGCTAAAGCTTGAATATTCTTTTTCGTTTTACCATACGCAAACCCTTCGTCATGAGCTTCCAGAAGAACACGCTTCAAACCCTTCTTCGTGGTCGCGTCAATATTTCCGTCCGAATTTGATATTTCAAAATCTTCTTTGTCTTCCAAAAACTTTTTTGCAGCTGGGTTTGAAATATCAAAACCAATACCAAATCGTTTCTTCAAATCCAAGTCTTTCACAATTTTTTTTCCACCCCGTTTTATTGCCACCCTCATAAATGCAACAATTTCTTCTGCTAACTCGTTTTTGTGTGGAATTTGATTTAAAAGATTTTCTATTTCGTCATTCACAGTGTTTGTTTGTAAAAAAGAAAGAGATTTCATTTCTTCAACCACCCACCTTTCTTGCTTCTTCCAAATAGAACGAACCTTTTTGATCATTCTTTTCTCGTGACGAACAATCCAAGTTCCGTCAGGACGATTCAATTTTTTGGCGTTTGTTTTCCAAAAAAAGTTCATGAATGTTTCTGTTGTTGTTTTCATGAATCATCTTCATCAAAATCAATATCTGGGTCAGTCCCAACGTCCTCAAGAAGAACTGCCGAAGCTCCTTGATGTATGATGTATGAATCAAAGTTTTCTTGTTTTTCATCTTCAGGCGTTATTTCATCACCCATTCTTTGTTTTGCCTGTCTAAGCGTAACAAGACCAGATTTATACAACGCATTGACCCTGTCTTCGATTTCTTTTGCGTTTGTGAATTGATGAGCGCTAAAAAGAAAAGCAATTTGATACCCCTCACGAATCAAAAACTGCATGGTGATATTCTCTTGAATCATCGTTTCAATTGGGTCGATAGTATCTTCAAAAAAAGTTTTCAATAATTCTGTACCATTATTATTGTTCACCTTTTCCGTGTAACCCAGTTTGAACATTGGAACACCAAAAGAAGCACATATTTTTTCCGTGCTGAATTTTCTTCCCGCAAGAAATTCCATGTCTTTCTGTGTAATATTGAGCATTTTGATGTCTTTCACACCAACAATTGCACCCGCTTTTTTATAATTCGCAGCGCCACCAAAATGTTTTTTGATCTCATCGAATTTCAATTTCAACTTATCCTTTGGTATTTTCTCATCGAGAATGTAAAGAGCGGAAGGCACAGCGTTGTTCTCGAAAAATTTATAGTTTGAAACCATTGCTGCATTGTCCGTTCTGGCTTCCCAAATAATAGGCTCAAGCTTTCCCATTCCAAAAACTTCATGGTTCGGGTCATCTTCGCCTTTGAAATGAACAATGTCTTCTGGCTTATATTCTTTGACTTCTTTTCCTATAACACGCTGAATATAGGAATGAATCAATCCAGTTTCGTCAGCAATTATTGCCATGGTTCTTGGGTCTGCTGGCTGGAATCCAAGCGCCTTTCCACCGTCATTTCTTAATATCACCCAGTATGCGTTTCCCGTGACTTCCATATCACGAACCGTTCGAGCCAAAAGAGATTTGAAAGTCTTGTGTGTAGACTCTGAGCAGTTGAAGATTTCTGAAAGTTCATTTTTTTCCGCGTCAGATATTTCCTTTTCGGTATCAGCTAGGTTCACATACATGTGACCAGACTTACCAGTGTTTTGAGCTAATTCGCGCACACAATTCCGAATGTCTGAATTCATTCGATAGACTGCAAACAAAGAAGCAACACTGATTTTAAAAGTCTGAAGCTCTGAACCAGGGCGCAATCCACCAAAAAAACTTCCAAATGAAATGGGTCTTGGTGTCGATTGATTTTCTTCAAATTCTCCTGAATTTCCAAATGAAAGATTTGTAAATGGTATTTTGAACATGATTGTTTTGTAAATTTTCAAAAGAATTGTACCTGAAAATCTGCTACATCTCAATGAATTCTAAATCTACTTCCTCGCGCAAATCAAACCAAGACTTCATCATGAACGTGTCAAAATGATCTGGTGAGCGACCAGATAGTGAATTTTTTTGTTCTTCTTTTGAGTTTATTTGTTTTTTCTGTTCTGCGTCTGGTTTTTTTCTTTTTATAACTCGCAATTGCTTCTTTATGTCCCGAAGAATATCAATGTTTTTCCCTCGTAAAGAAAGCGTTGTAGTATTTTCCCCGTCAATCCAAATATTTTCAGGGTCGATACCAAAATTTCCCACGTTCAGTTTTTCAAAAAAACGATACGCACACTGAGTTTTCAAATTTTTATAATTCTCTTTTATTCCCGTTGCTGGGTCTTTCATAGCAGAAGCCCCATTTGAAAAACCATGATAATCACCACGATCAACTAGACCGCCACCGACACCGTCTTGATCTACCAATACGTCATCAGTAGAAACAGACCATTGTTCCCTTAATTCTTCTATTTTCAAGAAAAGGTCTTCTGTGCTGGATTTTGTGAATATTTCCAAATGAACAACCCTTTCCCCTTCCCAAACCGCAATTTCTGCCAAATCTTTTCCAAAACGCGCAACATCGCATGTGATCTTGTTGGGTTCGTCTTCTTGTTTCGGTGGAAAGTTTTTGAATATCGCAGCAATTTTACCGTACTTTCCCAAAGCCATTCCGTCCTGTTTCATTTTCCAGTTCCCGCCTAAAAGCTGAAACCTTTCGCTTTCTTCTAGCGCCATGAGATTTCCCAAGTATTGCGGATTTTTTGAAAGCAATTCTTTGTTTTCGTAAATATCACCAGGCAAAAGAGTCATCGAAACAACCATGTCTTCTGGGCTTCCTTCTACATGATCGAAAAGGTGCGGGCATTTTTCAATCACTTCTTTTTTTGAGTTTCCCCAAACAATATTGTTTCCGTCACGGGTAAAATATCTGAGTTTACCACACCTTTCTGGAATAGGAAGCCCGTGAGTCGGTGAATCTTCTTTCTGATCAATGAACCATTCCACAAACTCAGCCACCCATGAATCTGGGTCTGGATTACACGTTGCCCGAACACAGGGCGGGACACCAGAAGCCGAACGATTCCGACCCAATAAATAAAAGAATTGTGATTCGGTAAAATGGGTCAACTCATCAAACCCAATCCAAGGAACTTGCGCACCTTGCCAGTTTAGCTTGTCTTTCTCGTGTTCAAGGTGACTGAATTTCATTCGAGCGCCAGAAGGAAAAACCCACTCTAAAACAGAATCCTTTGGAACAGCTGATAGTTCAGGGTATATGTCCATTGACGTGTCCCAAAGTCCACCTTCGTTCCGAATCATCGGACTTGTCCTTCTAAAAATAACAGCCCCAAATTTTGAATTGTACATGTATCTCAACGGGTCAAGAAGAAGCGCAAAAGTCTTTCCGACACCCGCCTTTGCTCCACCAATAATTATGTCGGCAGAACACGAAAGGAATCTTTCTTGGAAACCCTCTTGCGCTCTTATTTCAGAAATTTCAGTTGTCATTTTTTATTTTTTTCGTGCTTCTTTTTTTTATTTGGTTCTTTTTTTGGCAAATCATCGCGCCCATTGCTGGGAAGAACAATGACTTTCCCGCCACCAATAGCACCAGAATGCTCAACCTTATCAGTGAATAATTTCAAATACTTACCAAGAAGTTCAAGCGCTCGATTTGCATTTGAAGCGTCATTTTTCCAGATATAAGCTTTTACATTCACACCGTCAATTTTTACTTCTCTTGTAACTGGAACGCCAAACGCTGTGGTGACTTCAACCTTTTCCATTGATCTTTCGACAATCTCAACCAACTTGCCAATGACCCATTCAGCAGTGAGACCTGCCTTTTTTGAAATGCCAGCGGAAAGCTCACCAACCCTTTCTTGAATTTCAGGTTTTTTTAAGTTCTCAAAGCCTATTGCACCAGCACTTGCCTTTGAATAACCTGCACGAGCAGCCGCAGCAGAAGCATTCCAATCAATGATGAATTCTTCACAAAAACGAACCTGAAGCTTAGTCAGTCCTGCTTTAGAACTGAGCCTACGCCCTTTTTTCTTTTTAGTTTTACGAACAGGCTTTTTTTTTGGCTTAATCGTAACAAGCTCATTCTTCCCCTTTGTGGCGTTGTTTTCTTTTGTTTTTGCCATTGATTCTATAGTACAACACTTGAAAGGTTTTTTCAATTTTCAAAATAAAAGGTTAAACCTGAATTATAAAACCCCTGCTATTTTCAAATCCTGCTCAAGTTCTTCGACAGAACAAACAACAGCAAAAACCCCGCCTGCTTCTCTTATGCGCTTTGATGTTTCTTTCTGTGCTTCATTCCTCAAGTTTCTTTCAATAGGCTTTCCTCTTAGACCTAAAGGGTATGCCAACCATTTTTGAACTTCTTTTTCATCTCTTTTAACTTCCACGCCCAAAAACCTTCCATTCAAACAACCAATCATGTCAGGTGTTCCACGTTCCCCCATGTGAATCATGTGTGTTCTTCCTTTGTATTCTCTGGGAATTACGCCACTTTGACATTTTGTTATGTACCCACCATGAAGAAAAATGAAATTCTTGATAGCTGTTTCTATTGCACGTTCACGCCCCATTTGACCCGATTGAAGAAAAAATTGCCACCAAAAAAGAAATAACGCCTGAAATACCTGCTACTTTCACCCAAAGACTTTGAACGGAATTTCTTAAATTTTCGTTTGCTTGTTTTAGTTCGTGATTTTCTCTTTCAACCGTAGTAACACGAACCTGAAGCTGTATCACGCTATCATGCGTAGAAACAAATTTTTCAATGTTTTCCTTGATGTATTTTATGTGACTTGTCATTTCAGCAAATTGCCTTTCCAGTAATGAAATTCTGGACTGTATTTCCGAATGATGTTTGCTCATGTTTATTTTGTGGTTCTGATTTTTCAAGTAATTTTCCCTCATATTTTACAGCAGAAACTTTTGTCGGGCAAAGGAATTGATCAATCTTGAATTCTTCACAAAAACATTGGTGCGGTCTGAATCCAAAAGTTCTAGTCCATTCAACTGCCATGAACAACCCCCATTTATTTTTTCCAATCTTTATTTCCTCATCACACCAAGGGCAAACCAATTCTTCTTCTACGTCCCTCAGAAGAACTGCCGCAATCCTATTTTCACCAACGAAAACGCTGATCATTTTTTTTGGCATTTTTCATATTGTACAGATAAATTGAACAAAGCGAAAGAACGTGTTTCACAATAAAAAGAAATCAATCATTCCAATAATAAAAGTACAAACCGAAAAGAAAAGTGATGCGAGGAAAAACAAAGAAGACCAAAAAGCATTTTCATCTGAAAAATCCAGCCCTCTGCTCATGTCAGAAAATATAATAAAAGCATTCATCACCATGCAAATTGTAGTTAAAAAACAAAGAGCCTGTAAGAGGGGAACGGTTTGATCAATCATGTTCATTTTTCAAGTTTTACAAAGTAAATAATGCATAGGCTAGTACCAATTAGCCACCCAAAAGCTCCGATTATAATATTCGGATTGTCCTCAGAAATTTTAATCATATAAAAACCCATAATCAAATACTGAATCGGTAATAAATATTTCTTCATTGGACTCTAATTATACATTCTATCATTTTTGCACAATTGTAATTCAATCCCTCGCACTTTGATTTACAAGTATCGTTGAATGCCTTTTTTTCTTCGTCTGTTGCGTTTTCTAGGTTTCGAGCTATGTCGATACCCTTATCGAAGTTTGAACACGTTGACGGAAATGGTTTTTTTTTCATGAAAAATTTTTGTAAATAAAATAAATAAATCCGAGAAAACAAATTTTATTTTTTAGTTAAATGCTGAAGCTTTCTCATTTGTTTCTCAACGTACTCAAGGAACTCGTCTTCCGTTCCTTTCAAATTGTGTCGATTCGCCCACTGCTCAAAGTTTTGCATTCCGAAACTCATGATCAATTCTTCAAAAGCAGTTTTCATTTCCTCTGGACTTCTTTGTTTTCTGCAATTCAATGAAAGCTCCAAAACATAATGCGTCCCATTGTAACCGCAAATAGACCAGCCATTTTGAATGAACCAACGCAAATGATTCACAAGCTGTCTCTGATAATCCACCTTGTCATCTAATTTCAAACTGGCTTCTTTGTGCTTATCTTTCCATATTTTTTCATTTTCCTCTGGTGGAAACCCAAAAACTTCTGGAAAAATGAATTCAGAATCCATGTCGAATTCCTGCACTCTTTCAAGATTTTCTGCGCGCGGATTTTCTGGAAGCCTGATTGTCTGCCCCAAACTAAATTTCCCAAGATCGACCCCTGTTTTGAGTTCAGGATATTCATTTAATAATTCCTTAGTCACAACACAATCCTTCATCTTCACGGCTTTTTTTCCGTTCTTCTCTCGAACTATATTATTTGTCATCTGGTAAAGTATACACATTGCTTTCATGGTTTTTGGATTATAAAATAGAAAGTTTTTTAAATAACCAATTTGTATTGTACATTGCAATCACCGCAAACCAAGTTCAAAGAAGGTTTCCCATAAATGATTGTTGTACACTTCTCGCACAAATATTTCACCCTAGTTTGCTTTGCTTTCAGTATCGGTGGCTCTAGGGCTTTTATCATGTCCACCGTTTCTTGGTCTATTGCTTCAAATACTTTTAAAAATTTCCCATGTGGAATAATTTCATGTGAACAACTTTGTCCCGTGTCACCACCGCTTGAACATTTTGGCTGAAGACCAATTTCGATCATTTTTTCAGCCCACTGTCTGTTGTGATAACCGCCACGAGAAGGCTTTCCAAATCGGTGCTGCCAAAGGTGACACTGTTCATGAACCAAGGAAGAAAAAATTTCATCAAGCCCCCTGTCTAAAAACCTAGGACAAAGTGAAATTTCGTGAACATATTCACCACCAGGCTTCTTCCAACGCTCAGGCGCGAAAAATGCAACCGTTCTTTTTGATGAGCGTGAAAAATTCATAATGACCTGAGGAAGCGCACCCGCAAACAAATTATCATTGAACAAATCAAAAACATATTGCATGACTCGCGCCTGCTCAATCGTTGGTGTTGTTTTTTCAGTTTCCATTTTTATTCACCAGTACCATAAATAAGTTTCAAATCAGACTCCTTCTTTAAAAAATCAACGAACTCGTCATGCTCTTTTTTTGTGATTTCGTGAGTGTACGGGTGAGCGCCTTTTGACGGAAGGGCAAACTTCACCATGTATCTTTGAACCGATGTAATTTTTTCGCTGCTGGTATACGTCCGAAATTTCCCAACGCACAACACCCGATCTACGTTCACCGTGACTTCTGATTCCGAGAATTTATAAAATATCATTTTTGTTTTTATGAATAAGTTTCTGCATTTTTCTTCAAACCACCAGGGCAAAATTCGTAAGCACAACAGCCAGAATCCCGCGTTCCTAACTCTGAATGTGTCGGGAAATGTTCATTTTCCTCACAAGCAACCATGAATTCAAGCGCTGCTTGAATGTGGTTTCTTTCTTCATCAAGAAGCTCTTGTGGAATGATCATTGGTCTGTATCTGGGAACTTCTTTTTTGTCAAAAATATCAAGGACGCATGGCAATGTTTGACCAGTGTTCAGTTCTATCAATAATTGATAAAAGGCAAGCTGCTGAATGTATCGGTTGTCCTGTATTTTAAACTCAGCCTTGTCTATGTCCTCAAGAAGCTTTGTGTCTCGAATCATGCCACCTTCACCCAATCGAACCCGATCAGGCTTTCCACCTAACTTCAGTTTTCCTTTGAAATTTGCTTCAAACTCAACCTGCGCAGCCCATTCCCCATTCAGGTCAAATAACTCTTGCCTTTCCGCTTCCCTTTGAAGCTTGGCAATCATGTCGCCTTCCACAGCTGTCAGCTGAATAAATTTCACTATCGAATCTATATATTCAACTTTTAGCACAGCTTCTGAAACCTTCTGCGTCCAAGAATCAAAAGACTTCTGAACAGCAGTGGTTGCCTTTGGTTTTTTCCCTTCTTTTTCCAGTGCCTTGTTTTCTTTCAATTTCAAATCAAGCCTTTCTTTTCTTTCGGAAAGTTCGTTCTCAAGTTTTTCCAAGTCCATTTTCGCACTTTCCAAATCATCAAGACTCAAAGAATTCTTACCTGGCTCTAAGATCATGTATTTTTCCAAAAACTTTTTTTCACCATAAGAAAAAAGATCATCAATCGCAGTTCCCATTTTGAAATAAGTCTTGACCTTTCTTTCTAGTGGCTGCTTTTTTTTGTATATCAATTCGTACGAAAAAGGACACTTCATAAAAGTTTTCAGCTTAGAAGAAGTGACAATGCCTTCTGTTTTTAAAACGTACGGGTCAACTGAGGCAGAAACGGTTTGAATTGGTAACATGTTTTTTTGTATGAAAAAGTACTTTTGAATTGTGAACTACTTGAAAGAATATTTCAAGTCCATTGCCCCTTTTTTACTTGATGAAAATTAATTTTATTTCAAAGCAATCTTTCCTGAACAAGGTTTTTTGGAATAATTCCAACCGATTCGTTTAAAATATGAAGCGCGACTTCTCATTTTTTTATAGTATCTAAAACAATCATTCTTTGATCTTCCGATAATCCACAGAATGATTCATGATTCCATGGAAAAATAAACTTCTTAATTGCAGCGGCAATGGTGCTTCCCTTCATACACTCAACCAACACAAGCCTTTTGAGCCTTTTCTTCTGCCTTCCCTTAATTGGAAACCTTTTTTCAAACTCAAATTCAATCCGAATGAACCGCGACCGTTTTATTTTTGTTTTCATGATTTTTTATATTCTATCTTTATAAAGATTTTTTCTCGTTGATTCATAAAAAGAAATTGCCTCCTCTTTTGTGTCGAATAGACCTCTTGACGATCTAAAAACACCTCCTCCGACTTGTGCGAGCCATTTGTTTTTTTGTTTGTCCCAACAAACGCCACGAACCCCCGTTTTGTTGTCGGTTCTAATTCCTCTTTTCATGCAAGTTTTTGATCGACTTGTCATTTCTAAATTCTCCAAAAAATCAATATGCGGCAAATCTTTATTTTTGTATGAAATATCAAACCCATTTGGGACTTTCCCATTAAATGCCTCAAAAATCATTTTTCTAACATTCCCAGTTTTTTTCTTTTTGTCTTTGAAAAGAGAAACTACTGTTTTACCGTCTTCTCTTTTACATATTTTCAACATTTTTCCGTTGTGGCTTATGGTCGTTCCTACTCCACTTTGCCATGTTTTTGGGAGACTAAAAACATTCCCGAGGTTACTCACTTCGTATAATCCCTCGAAACCTAAAACAGGTTTAAATACTTGTTTCATCTCAATAAAGTTAAGAGTTTTTTAATGGTTTCTGATTCTTGGTCTTCGTCTGTGGCTTCGGATTTATCATCTTTTAAGAGTTTCCAGTGACAAATAAAAATAGGATTAAGTAACCAGTCTTTTGTAATATTTTTTTCCGAAATTCCAAATTTAGTATCGTATAAATAGTTTTCGCCCAAAGCTGACATAACCCTGCCGATTGTTATTGGTAATTTGTCTTTCTCTGAAACACCGAGACCAAGACAGCAAGGGCATTTGGGATAAGGCTTGTTTATTTTTCCCTTTCCAAATCTACCATTCACACGACACATATAACACTCGCATACAACCTCTTCATAAGGAAGTCTGTGTATTTTTTCAATAACGAGTCTTTTAAACTCTTTTCTGATTTTCTTTTCCGTTTCCGTGTTTTGGTTAGTCATTATTTTCTTGGCATTATAATTAAAGAAACCCCTTCTTTCGCTTCAAAAATTACAGGCTCTATACCAAAGTGATGAACATCGACAGTTTCAACCCCAAGGGCTATCAATGCTTCCACAACTGTTTGAAGATATTGTTCGCCGACGTAAGTGTTTGTTCTAGGAAGCTTGACTCCTAGAACATGATTTCTTTGAAGATACCCTGATCCGTTGCATTCATAGCAGGATTTATAGATCGTTTCGCTGTCCAAATTTCCACATTCTTCAAACCCTGCTCCACTACAAAAGGAACATGACCCAGAATCAGGGATCACAAAGTCAAAAACCATATCAAGAAGATCCAGAACTTTGATTTTAGTTTTTTCGTGCTTCTCTGTGGGATTTAAGATCTCGAGAGTTTTTTCTCCAGGAAAGGCTTTATTTTCCGTGTAATTCATACCGATGAGCTTTTTATCGACAATCATTGCTATATATCCATTCGTAGATACTACAAAATTTTTAATAAGATGCGGATTTTCTAGTATTGATCGCCGCCCACCTCCTGTAAATTTTTTGAGATAGAAGTCGAGAATATTTGGCGAAACCGATTTTTTATCATTCATGTTTTCTTCTCTCTTTTTACTTGTGAGAGTCAAGGGTTTTAAGGGTTGTTTTCCCTATGTTGTGGTTAAAATACTGTTTAAATAAAATTCCTGTCTTTCTTCTCTCGTTTCTAAATCAATGTATTTATCGAGCTTTCTGTTGTAGTCTATTGCTGACTCCTCTGGCTTTCCGACACTGTGTGCAAAATCTAGGAAGTCGTGGTATCGACATATTTTACATACACCGCACCCCGTTGGAATGTTATCATCACTACTCCAATCGCAGTCAAACCATCGCATTTTTCTTCCGTCTATTTTTATTTTATCTGCCATATTGTATTAAGTGTATAGATTTTTGGTTTTTCTATTCATAGGTTTGAAGCTATGTATAAGGGTTAAAAATTAATGCTGTTTTTAGGGTCTAGTCCTGAGTTTCATCAGGCTTTGAACATTGTATTGCACCGATGACACCATTGATATTAACGAGTTGGTTGACGGACATTCCGTTATCTTGGCAATATTTTATCTCCTTGACTATTTCCTCGTTAGTAAGTGGCTGCATACACCCAACCAAGATCAATCCGAAAGCTAATATAAGTAATTTTTTCATTTTAAAATAAAGTTGAAATGAATTTTTGTTCTGCTGGAATTTCCTTCATTTCGATTTTCTCTTTTCCTTTTTCAGTGAAAAAATCTACCTCGAAGTCGTTTGAAATTTTGTATTCCTTGAGCCTTGAACCAAGAGCTGTGACCATAGAAGACCACCTTGAAACAAGGATTCCTTTTTTCTGCATTTCTGAAATCCGAGTCGGTGCTTTATATCCGACAAACGGAAGCTGATAATCTCTGCCACAGAAATCAGCCGCCAGAAACCACCTGTCTGGCTGGCTGATCATTGAACAAAGAATGAGTCCGTTTTGTGTTTGTGTTTTGTATTGAAATTTTTTCATTTTTTATCAAGAAAAGAATATTTTTTTAGATAAAACTCAATTGATTTTTTAGTGGTCGAGCTTTTTTGAACCACTGGTTGTTCGTAAATCCATTTCAAGTATTCATAATCCTTTGCAGCAACGTCTTCTATTTTTTGTTTGTAATATTTTCCAAAGTAAAGTTTTTCTTGCAATTTTGGGTGACCCTGAAGACCAAACAAACCACGAATCTTTCTTTTTTGTGGGTTCAGGTGTCCACGAACCTCTACGTTTTCAAATCGGACTGGGTCTTTTTTTCCTCTCATTTTTTGAAAAGTTCATTAAGTAATATTTCTACATGCTTGCACTTCTCACGGTGCTTGAATCCAGGACAGGTGCAATGTTCAAATGTGTCAAAGATTTTTGTGCAATAAACAGTCACCCCGTCTGAAGAAATAAATTGGCGCTCAAGCAACGGGACTGCGCGCCCTACGTAAAAAGGTTTTCTACATATTCAGCGTCAGCAACCTCATCACCTTCTCTTTTTGGAAATGTTTTTAGCTTTTCCCCAAGTGCATTCCAAATAGATTTCACCTGTTCATCACAAAGCCCGCCACGATCTTCAAGACTCACTGCTTTTGAAAACTTTTCTTTGAGCTGATTTATTTCTTTGAACGATTTACAGGCTTCTATTTTCTTACAAAAAGAAGAAACACTTCTTGAAATTTTTTCTTTTTGAGACTCAGAAAATACTTCTTTGTCTTTTTTTGAAACCACTGGTTTTTTCACTTCTTCAGAAACCCCAATTCCTTTTTTGTCTTCACTCGTTGGCTTGATGTCAGGTTTTTCGTTCGCAACAGAACCAACTTCTTTTTCTTTTGGTTTTTCTTCTTCTATATTTTCAGGCACTTCCGTTGGCGCTGAAAAATCTGAAGCATTGAACTCTGCGTTTCCCAATCTCACTGCTGGTTTTTCGCTTATGTTGGGCAAATCGTCCATTTCTTCTTTGATGTACGAAACAGCATTTCCCATGACTTCAGGAATGTGGAATCTCAAAAGTCTCGCAAGTCCGTGCCAACGCAGTTTGTCAGAAAGAGCAAACCCCGCAGCCTTAGACCCAAGCTTCTTGAGTTGTTCTTGTGTCGCAGTGTATTCATGTTCCTCGCCATTCTTAGACACCTTCACCGTGACTTCTGTTTCTTTTTCTTCTAAATATTCTATTTTCCAACCATGCTCACGAATTCTTTTTGAAACCGCAGCACCCCAAAGCGTGATCTTTCCTTTCACAATATAAAGAGAATTCATGGCTTCCATTGGCGGCATTCCCATTTCCGCACCCGTCTGAATTTTCACAAAAGCCTGAAAAGCATTTTGAACATCTGAACCAAAGCAACCTGCTTTGTGTAGCGTGTCAGCAATCGTCATCATTTGTGAAATCCGTTCACGTTGAAAATGAATGTCTAGTGGTGACATCATGACTGAGTCTGGAAGTTCAGGGTTTGAATCCTGAGTTTTTACCAGATTGTTTTTATCTGGTTGCGCAACCAAATTATTTGTTTGCACATTATTATTCTGTATCTGGGTTTGTCCGTTCATTTTTTTGTATGATTAAGAGATAAGGACAAGAGAATTATTTCACACCTGAAATATTCTTTCAAGTCGTAACACCACTTTCTTGTGGCAAACATTTGAAAATGTTTTATTTATATAATTCTTGTTTCTTGGAAACAACCAACGAAACGTAGTCATCACCAGCGTTCCAGTTATGCAACCGAAGCGCACAATAAATATCACCATGAATGATTTCGCCTTCAATCTTTCTTGGTGCGCACCCGTAATAAGAAACCAGATCAATGCGGTTTTTATATCTTCTCAAAAGTTCTTCTATCTGCCAGTTACCGTCCAAAAGATATTCAAATTTCTTGAGTCTTTCATATTCATCGACATGGAATCCAGCAGCATTGGTCAGAACGTAGTAAATATATTCAGCCTGATCTTTCGTCCAACCGAAATCATCGCAAACATAATTCTGCCACATGCCCCAAGAACAATGCTTTTCGCTGGCATATTCTGCCCAGCGCCAAGGATTGTAACCACCCTCACGTTGGATTTGTGCGTCTGCATACTGGCAGAAGTTTTCATCGAATTCCTGAAAACAACGCGCCATGAATTTATTTTGCCAATGGTAAGGCGAAGACTCACCGTCCCAAAATTCTCTTGGCTTTTCTGTGGCAACTACTTCAGAAAAGCCCTCGTAAAACAATTTTTTTCATCGACACAAACCTTGAAATAAAGACCGTCTTTTTCTAAAAATTCAATGTTTGATTTCGTTTCATCAATAACACTGGAAAGCCTTTCTATCTCCTTCGATAGTTCTAAAACTTTTTCAGTGTCTCGTTCTTTCAAAGCCTTCTTTTGAAGTTCTGTTGCCTTAACTGCCTTTGAGAAAGCCAAATCACCGCGGAACTTGTATTCAGACTGCATTTCTCGAATCAAATGAAACTCTGCTTGCTCTCTTTCATAAACTGATTGCTTGTAATGAGATTCAGGGTCAGTGAACCAAGAAATGTTCATAGCTTGCGCAGAATTGAAAACTAAAACCATACAATAAAAAATCGGTGAGAGAATAATCAATCGAAGCAATATTGATTTATTTGCCCACAACCTTGCTCGCTCTCGAAATGTTTCAGGAACTCTATGAACGAAATATCGAACTGAAAAAAAATCATGTAAATATTTATAAATTTTGCTCATGTTTTTGTGTTTTTTAAAAAATAGAAAAAGAGCAGTCCGAGAAATAAAACAAATATGACTCGCAGAAGAACGCGCAAAAAATAATAATAATGCGTTCTTTTGCCAGGCTTACTTTTTAAAGAATAAGAATTCAAAAATCCATTTTCTATTTCCCAGCCCTGTTCTCGTAAATAATAAATCGGTGAATACGGGTTCTTGTATCCTATTTTTTCCAAATTCTCTATTGAAATGCAGTTGTATTCAGTCAGGATTCTTTTTACCCGATCTAGTTTTGTGGCTTTGTTTTTGTTATTCATTATTTTTTATTGAACAAAAGAATTGTACCACACTTGAAAGAATGTTTCAAGTCTTTTCTTTCCAAGTCCAATCAAAAGTAAGTACAAACAAATAAAAATCGAATGATATTCTATGCTTTATTTCTACGGGAACGGTGTTCACAGTTCCGTCAAAAATACTTCTGGTTTCCGTTGTGATCTCCACAAATCTGTGAACAATAATCGCATTTGAAGGACAGCCTTCTTGTGCGGTTTCAAAAAGCCTTCTAAATTTTATCATATTATTTTTTCAAGAATATTTGAAATCCTCATAAGCGCACAAAAAATCAGAAATAATATAAACGATCTCATTTCAAAATATCAAAAAAAGTCGAAGCGTCAAAACCACAGATTTCAGAAAGAACCTGAATTGATTTTTCATCTCTGGGATTGTACGTTCCTTTTTGCCAATACCAAATAGTCGTTGGGGAAACAGACACACCATACTTTTCAAACTCAAGCGACAATTTAGTTGTTGTCCAACGGTTTTCTTTGCACCAAACATCGAAACTAAGTTTAGTTTTTACGATTTTTTCAATTTTTGATTTGCCCATTTTCTTCAATAATTACAACATGTTTCCAATGACACTTTGGGCAATTTGCCCTTCTGTTTGCAAAACGCCAAATGGTATAGAAAACACCAGGAAGCAAAAAAAAGAACCAACCGAAAATTTCCAACGTGAGACTTCCCGCACGTTTCTTTTTTGCAGTTCCTTCGTATTCACAATTTGGACACTTGATTTTCATCTACAACATTCTTTCACACCTGAAAACTTTTTTCAAGTTTTTTTCTTTCTTACTGATATTTAGTTTTTAAATATTTATAAATAGTAGTAGATAGTAGTGAAAACTTGTGCAAAACCTTGTGATTAAATAAGAATTTCTTTTTATAGAATCAAAAAAATACTTTTCCAGCGTTGAATAAATAATATTTATAAAATCATTTTTTTTTCAAAAACATTACTGTTGAATAAATTTTTTGACCAATTCCCTTTTGTTATAGAAACAAATATATAAATCGCGCATAAAATGTGCAAAAACCATTTGAATTGTTGAAAAACTTTGTGTAAAACTTCTGTAAAAATGTGCAAAACCGAGAAAAATAAAAACAAAAACAATAGTTTTGCACAATAGAAATTTTAGAAATTGTTCAAAACAAAAAAACTATTGTGCAAAACTATTATAAAATGTGGAAAAAACATTCTAAAATGTGCAAAACTTGTGTAAAACTTTTAATCAAAAGAAAACACTTTTTCTTCAATGCTTGGGTCGCTAGTATCAAAGTTCTGAATGCTTCCAGATATCGGCAGAAGTTCTACATAAAACCGAGCCATGAGCCTTTTTTGCAATGGAATTGGTGACTTTGTTCTGATCTTCCCAAGAAGTTCTGCGCGATTCGTTTCATATATAAAATCAAGCGCTGATTGTTCTTCTATTGAGTTTTGATACAAAAGACCTGCTCCGCTTTCTTTTATTTCAAAAAACAAAGGGAAAGACTCGTCATTCAATTCCAATTCCCCAGAAATAAAATCACTTCTGTGTTGCACCTTTTCCGTATCACTTAGCAATACGCCAGCGCTGAACGTGAAAATTGAAAGAATTGTGACCAATGCTGTTTTTGAATTTTGCTTCATTTTAAAATTATAACGATGTCCAACCAGTATTCGTCCCCGTTCCAGTTGCCTTGATGTACAAAGCTCCGTTTGTTCCGTCAATGGCAAGATCGCCAATAGAACCCGTGACCGAACCTTCGGGCGTTGCATCAACGCGGAATATTTGGATATCTCCCGCTGTGTTTTCCAGCGTCATGATTGACGCGGTATTTGCACCATTTGAATCAATTTTTAAATTTTGATTAAGAGCGAAGCTATCCGTTGCGTTGTCATAATTAAATTTTCCAGACGTAGCATTGTCTTGGTCGCCGAAATAAAGAGTCGAAGACGCTGATCTGCCCGCCAATATAGCAACTCTATTATTTGTACCATTCGTTGCTCCAGCGGTAAAAATTGCTGAAAAATCAGAACCTATGCTCGGAATTGTTCCCGAATCAAGAGCCACGTGTAATTTGGAAGAAGGACTCGAAGTACCAATCCCCACATTGTGATTGTTTGTGTGATCATCAATATACATAGCAACCGTTCCGTCTCCAGTATGAAAACCTATTTCGCCAGAACTAGAACCTTGGATTCGTGTATTATTTCCGCCAAATTTTATCTTTCTTGTTCCAGTAGGAAGCAAAATACCGTCACCAGTTTCAATCTTGAGTTCTTGTACCAAAGAACCATTGAGAGCAGTCTCAAAAACCATGTCTGAATCTTGCGTACTCGTGGTTGATGTCCAATTCGCGTCAGTTTCGACCGATATTCTACCAGACTGAACTGGTGTCAAGTCTTCATAGGGCGATTGATAAAAACCAATCCCCGTTCCAGTTGCAGTCATCGAAGCGTCATTCCCAGTATTCGTGAGATTTACAAAATCCGTTGTTGTGGTAACAGTCCCCGCTTTTTCGATCGAAACCGAGTCAGCAGAATATACCAAACCCGTTTTTGAAACCGAGAAAACATCAGTCCCGCCATTTATAGCCCGCAAGAAATTCGCAGAACCACCAGCACTTGAACCAACCGACATAGAAATTACATCAGAATTGAATCCAGCAGTGCTTGCTGTAAACGAAGAAACAGAAGAACTTCCCCCGTTCTCCGCTGATGTGATTCTAAGGGCAGAAACATTATCAGGTGTGTCAATATCAAGCTTAGCACTTGGACTTGTCGTTCCAATTCCGAAATTTGCGTTGGTAATAGAAATATTATTATCCGAAGGAAAATTTAAAAAACCCACAGAAGCATCTCCCTTGTAAATACCAGAATTTGCATATCTCATAGAATCAACGTATATGGTGGATTGAGCGGAAAGTTCACCAGCAACAGAAAGCTTCCTTGACGGACTTGCTGTGCCAATACCAACATTTCCAGAATCATCAACCCGCAAACCTTCGTCACCACCGTCATTTGACAACCAGAAATCATTCAAAAGAATGTTTCCATTCATTCCAGCCCCAGAAAAATTGAAAGTTCCAGCAGTCAAAGCCCCTGTAACATCAAGGTTTTCCGCAGTAATAGTTCCCAACTCCCAAGGGGAAATTGGTTCAATAAGATTCCCAGAAGGATTTGTCCAAAATTGAGTAGAACCAACCGTGTCACCACCAAGAGTTCCACCAGCGAGTGTTGTTGCAAATAAACCAAAACAAAAAGCGAGTCCGAAGCCGAGAATAAATTTTTTCATTTTTATACAGGAAATAGTCTAATATTTGTATTGTCAGAAGTATCAGAAATCAAGTGAAGGTCTTCAAAACTATCAATTTTTAGTTCCATTGTTCCACCTGATTTTATAATTCTCAGACCGTCAGAAACACTTGCCGCCGAACCTTTCTCAGCATAAATATCCTTTGTGCCAAGATTTTGAATCACAAGAATCAATCGACTTGAATTTCTGAACATTTCCAAAGTCTCTTGTTCTGAAGAACTCAGAATGTCTGCCAAAGTTTGGTCTGAAGTTGTAACAGTTATAAGCATTTTTTTAAAATAAGATTGCCTAGAATATACCAAAAACACCGCTCAAAAGCAAATTTTGAACCACCAGTAGAAAAAACAATCCTATCCTAATTTTTCGTCAATCCTTTTCAAAAGAACTGCCATTTCTGCACGGGTAACGGGCTGGTTTGGTCTAAAAGTTCCGTCATCATATCCTTTGAAAATTCCTTCATCACGCGCCCACTTTATTGCTTCAAAAGCCCAAGAATCATTGGAAACATCTTTGAACAATTTTTCTTTTTCCTCTGATTTTTCATTTCCCTCAACGTACTCAAACCCAATGGTGAAACCCCAAAAACGAAATAGGTTTCCGCGCTGATCAGATTTTGTATAAAAATTCCCGTTATCTCCCCAGCGACTGCCCCAACTGTTCTTGTGAACCGCAGCACCTTCATCAGAAAAAGACTTGAACTGTCTTGAAACAAATTCTTGCCAAGACCGACCTTTCCCAACAATAGGAAAAGCGTGTCCGTCATTCACAGCCCTTTTCTGGCTTTTTGGGAAATAGGGTTTGTATTTGGCATTTGCAATCACCAGACCCAACCGAGAAGACGTACCAGTTAAAACACACCCGCCAAAATAAACTTCTTCCCAAAAAGAATTCTCGTCTTCATCGTCCATGTCAAAATAATCTTCAACCCAAACTTTTACTTCCCTTCCGTCTTCGTCCATAAATATTTGACCGCGTTCTTTTTTGTGAAAGAATTTTAAAACGTCATAAATATAAGACCCCTTTTTCTTGTCCCCAAATCCTTGAGAAGTTCCAAAGTTCCAAAGTTCCAAAATCCTTTCGTCTGGAATCACCAATTTCTTTCCCGTTGTGAGAAAGAATTTTATTTCAAGACCAGAACACCCTGAGAAATACCCACAAGCCATTGAGTCATGTTGGTCTTTTGTTTTGTACAAAACAGAATGATCGAATTCTTTGATCACAGACCTTCCCGTCTTTCCACCAAAAAAGTGACCTCTTTTGAAGTCTCGAACATCTTTTGGTGTGTCGAAAGCCCCGTAACCTTTGTTTGAAAATATCATTTGAAGTGTTTTTTTATTTTATCGAGAAACAAAGAAAGATCATTCAGTCCGAATCTCTCTTTTTCTAAATCGGCAAACTGATTTATAAATTTTTTGATTGTTTCAAAATTGTCTATATTTCTACGCATACCAACAAACCTAGAAAAATATTTTGGTCTACAAAATGAAGCCATGGACTCAAGAAGCCCAATCATTTTTTCCCTATCAGTTTTTTTCTTTTTTTTGAAAATCATCTTGAAATCTTTCTAGGTGAAGAAAGTCTCACTTCAGACCTCTCTGCTATGTGTCCAGAATCAGGAAGACCCCGAAAGTTCTTCACCATTTTTGTTGTCCAAGTCCAGACGTAACGATTTTGCACATGGCTTTGACATCGTAGGCACACAGCGGAAACGTCTGTCATTCCAAAAACAAAAAAAGCGAGTCCAAAAAATAAAAGTTTTTTCATGATTTTTCTTGTATAAATTCTCGGATAGAATTTGCAGCAAAAACAGCAAGTGAACCGATCAATGGCGCATAAGCCCCAAAATCAAAATTGTCTGTCAAAGCTACCAGCCAAGTTGCAAGTGCTGTCAAAAGAGAAAGACCCAATGACATCAAAATTGCTTTTCCTCTACCCTCGAAACTGAATTTTGGTGAAGTCATGTGTAAAAAAAAATATAATACACGCATATTGTATCACATCAAAGTTGTTTTTCCAACAACTGATTGCCTAGGTACTTTGTCAATTCTGTTCCAAAATTTTGAAATTCATCACCCAAAGTCAGAACCACATTCGTTTCATCATAATCAACTGAAACAACAACCATATTTGTTCCCAAAACCGTTGACCCAATCTTCGTTCCGTAAAACTTGCAGGTGTCCCCAGGTTTTATTGTCTCAATATTGTAAGAAGAATTTATTTCACATTTAACTTGAATCACTGGGTCTTTGTTGTCAGCCACTCTACCGTCAACAAACTGCTGCGCTGCATTTGCGTCCAGGTCAGTGTCTTCTTGCCACTCGTCCCTTTTGAAATAGTTTGTGATCGAAGTTGCGTCTGTTGCATTCTTTGTTCCTGAATAAGAAACAGTGCTGTCGTTCACAATTTTTTCGGAACTATTTACAACCCTCACACTATTCACATGCTTTAGTATATTGAAAGAATGCGTTGCTGTGGAAGGAATTTGCTTGAAATATAATTCACCGTCAGCCCCAATGAACCAATAAAAATCACCACCCGCCAGCTCTAAAGACTTTTGCATGGACGCAAGCCACCTCATTTTTTTAAAAACATATGAAACATTTGTGCCAACGCTATCAATATTTGCACCAGAAGAAAGCCAAGAAGTACCAATGGCAGTGTTCACCGCCGAAATAATATCGGTTGCAATCGTGGAAGGGTCAACCGTAGATTTCGTAACATCAAAAGAAGCACCGCTTTTGAACAAAGCAAGTCCCAAAAGTCCAGCCAGTGACATTGTAGAAATTTCCATGTATTCTTTTGAACCCTCACGAACATGTTCAACGCGAGAAATGAACCCAGAAAAAACCAACTGTTCAGTTTGAACTTTGTTTTCCAGTTTTATGCAATAAATTTTGAAAAAATTATTCAGCGCAGCCCAAGAAGGCGGGTCATCAAATTCAGATTTTATCTTAACCGAAAGATTCCCTTGCCCACCGTTCACCGTTGATCGAAACCTAATTTTTGAAAGTCTCAACTGATCATTCACAGTTGTCAGATACGTTCCGTCAGGTTCATAAACCTTTATTGTGTAGGATTTCATATTTAGAACTTGATGTTGTATTTTTTGATCATCAAATAAATTTTTTCAATGGTCTAACAGTAAAACTCGCACCAGAAACCGTTGATGTAGTAGACCTTGAAGTGGAGTTTATTGTCAACGAAGCCGTAAGTTTCACTCTTATCGTTGTTCCTCCGTATATAAGACAGCTTCCAGAAAGAGTACCACTTCCAGATGCGGCAGATACCGAAGAATCCCCAGATAATAACGAATCGGGAACGCCAGTCACCTCAATACTTGTCTTTCCGTCACCAGCACCAGATTGAGAATACGGAATATTCCATTCTAAAATATAAGCACCGTTAGAGGTCGCTACACTCGTTAAGCTCACCGTGAACATACTAAAATCATCAACCTCTGTCCGATCATCAAATTCAACGTAATCAAAGTCAGAACTCGGACCAGTACCACTTTCTGTCACATCAAAACTTCCCGTCATCTCCATTAGTGCCTTATTGTTTGTTTCCATGACGCTTTCTTCTTCTACGAACTCGACATCAGTTTCACCAGAATTTACTTTTAAAAGCTTGCCACCTTGTCCAGAATAACTCGCGGGTGTGTCCCCCAAATCAGTAAAATCAAAACCAACACCGACAATAACATCATCAACATATTTTTTATTTGCGACCTCATAATCAGAAGAAGGCGCGCTCGAAGGCGTTACAGGAAAACTAGAAAAAGTTTTTACACCTGCCACAGATTCTGCACCAGTAAGGTGAACCACCCCTGAGTCTTCTGCCTTTCTTCTCATCAGTTCACCCAAAGCTTTATTCGATTGATTCACAAATTGCGCTGAAGTATAAACTGAAAAATAATCGTCAGCCAAAAAGTCAGTTGCCACACCCTCGACCCCACGGGTTTCAATGTGTACTTGATCAGAAGAAGCGTCAATATATTCAACCAAAACAAGTTCGCGCGTTGTGTCTTCTCCACTTGCGTCTTTTTTTGAAATCCAAGCATAAGTTGAACCGATCACCCATTCATCTGAACTTTCCCAAGTATCGTCCGAACCACCAATCAATTCTGTTGTCGTTATGCTATTTGCCGAAACCGTCAAAACCCAACCCCAAGAACCGTCTGTGATATTCCTTATGAAATCCCCAACAACTGCCTTTGACCCAATACCAGTGCTGTTCAAAGTCGTTGAAGTTCCAGCCGAAGTTGCAGCTGCTTTGTAGCCAGTTGGGTGAAGCGCCGCTTCTCCTGTTTTTAGCTGTATTGTGTCACCAGCCGCAGAAAGCCCAGAAGAAAGTTGGCTTTGAGAATCGTTTTTCGCAATCGGAAGAAGAAAATCAATCATTGTTTTAAGGTGTCAAATATTGGTTTTTATGTTTTGCAGTCAAATCATGCGTTGCAGACGTGCCTGTCAGTGTCATTGTAAAGGAATTGATACCAACTGGCAATGATAGCATTCGACCACTGAATTCTATGTCTACGCCATTTTTTGTGACCACATTTCTTTCTGAATCGAAAATGATCACATCGCTGGCAGAAATATTTTCTGTTATTGTGATTGTTTCACCAGTCGTTGTGTTTTCAAGTTCTATTGCTGTTATTGATGAAGCAGCGCTGAAAATAGCAATAAAAATAGGATAAGCCACCGTACTTCCAGAATTGTTCATTTGTCCGTTCAAGGTCAATCCAGATTGAGCACTATAAAAAACGGAAGTATAGTCTTTGTCTCGCCAAAATGATTTAACCCCAGAAAACTCAAGAGAGAATTTCTTTTTTACGGTTGAATAATGCTTGTTTTCAAAGATTGCTCGCTGAAGCGTGGTGACCAATTCTTTGTATGTCCCAGCATTTTTGATGTATAAAATCCCGCCTTGACCATGAATGTTTCGCATGAACTCGTGAATCTTTAAGTCCAATTGTTCTTTTGTAATAGCAGAAACCCAACCATTCAATTTGATAGGATTTTTTCTGAACCAATCTTCCAAAAGGGTCAAACCATGCCCACCTGGAACATCAGCAGTGACAAAATCTCTTTCTGGCATTTCCACATCATAATCAGAAATGTGGATTCCATATTGTGTATCATTTTGCAATCCGTATGTATTAAAGGCAAAATCTTCACTCGGAACGAATTCTGTTTTCACAGAAGATTCTGCGAAAAGTTTTTTGCCGAACATTGATTTTCCAAACATTGTTTTTGTAATTAAGTTGTTGCTCCGAATCGTTGAAGTTCCATTTTTCTTGAAAGTCGTTCTTCTACTGCATTTAAAAATTTATTCATTCGTGATTCCGAGTCCATGTCACCATTCAGAATGAACGTAAAATTTGAACCACCGCTCAATTTGTCGTTTGGAATAATTGTCCCACTTTGATTTGGAACAAACATTTCCGCACCACGTTCGCCCACTAAATAAGAAGAACCACCAAGAACACTTCCACCAGTTGCACGCGCCTGATTTGCCCCTTGTTCAGCAGCCTTTTCTTCACCAGTAGAAACCAAAGAAACACTTGGAATCATTGGAATGTTCACGCCTGGAATCCTATTGATTGCACGAATCATTTTATTCAAAATCTCAATCGCTTTGTTCAGCATATTTTCCAGGGCTTTCAAAATAGAAGTCCAAATATCCGTAAATATTGTTTTCACGCCTGTCCATATAGCTTGCCATTTCTGTGTAAACGCAATTCCAAAAGAATCAATTGCGGAAAGAAACCCCGTTGTAAAACTTGAAAGCATTTCAGTAATCCACATCAAAATGTCTGAAATAAAGTCTGCCAATTTTTGAATCCACCCTTCATTCAATTCCATTGCTTTTTGCCCAGAATCAGAAAGTGCTTTCATAGCTTCTCCCCAATCACCACGCATTGCCGCGGCGGTTGCATTGATCAACCCAGAAACAGCAGTCAAAGACGTTTTGATCACCGTTCCAATTGAACCAAAAACAAAACTTGTAAATGTTTTTATATACGCGAAATCATCAGCCCAAACTTCTTTCCAAGTAGAAACCGCTGAACTGATTGCTGAAAATACCGACTTTATTGTTGGCAAAAGATAATTCACCGCAATGTCTGCCAATTCAGAAAGCACTGTTCCGCTCTCAAGACCATTTTCAGAAAGGTTTGTGAACCAAGTAGAAAAAGATTGAATCACGGGAAGTATGGCTTGAATTGCTTTGTTCAAAATTGGAAGCACCACAGAACCCAACTGAATCATGGCGGCAGTCAGATTGTTTTGAAGAATTTGTTTTTGAGCAGCAAAAGTTGCTGATTGTTTTGCAAAGGCTTCATCAAGAGTTCCCGCAGAATCACCCATTCCAAGCATGATCGAATCAAATTCGTCTGCCTGTTCTCCCGCCAAAGACAACGCTGCGCCTAGGGCTTCGACTGAACCGAAAGCTTTTTTCATAACTTCAGCGCTTCCACCACTGGCTTCATTCACTTTCCTCAAAGACTCGACAAGCCCCAATTCCTTAATCATGGTTTGCCCAGATTCAAACCCAAGTTTCCCAATCAGTTTTTGCATATCCTTTGTGGGTGCTTGAATCGAAAGAATCGCCTGTCTCAGTGAGTTTTGAGCCACAGAAGCTTTTTGTCCAGAAGTGGTCATTGCAGCAGTTGCCGCTTGCAATTCCTTGAACCCAACACCAGCAGTTTTTGCGACACCCGCAACATTCCCAAAGGACTGCGCAAGTTCTGAAATCGTAGTCTTTCCGCTTTTTACCGTCAGTTGAATCAAATCAAAAACCTCATTGGCTTCTTCACCTTTCAAGTTGAATGCGTTCATAGCAGAAGTTGCCAAATCAACCGCCTCAGCAGTTGACCCAAGACCAGTGATTCCGAGTTGTGCGGATTTTTCCAGAACAGTCATCGCGTCTTCTGCCGCAATTCCAGCAGAACGAACATTGTACAAAGACTCAGTCAGATCACCGAGTGCCACAGGTGTTCTTTTTGAAATCTCAAGGACTTCCTTTTTCATGGTGTCCATACTTTCCACACCAGTGTCCACAAGAGTTGCCACGTTTCCCATTCCTTTTTCGAAATCTCCTGCCATTTTCAAAGAAGCGATTGCCGCAACGCCTGCTGCCGCTCCGATAGCTAGAAAACTTTTTGAAACTTTTGAAGAAGAATTGGAAACATTGTTCCCCATACTTTTTGCGTTTTTTTCAACGCCTTTCATTTTTGGGGACACCTCATCAACCCCCTGTATTCTGAATTTTAGTTTTTTGTCAGCCATTGTTTGTGGTTTTTTGTTGTGACCTTTTTGCTTCTATTCTGGCTGTTTCGTCTTCAGCTTGAATAAAATCACGCCATAATTTTACCACAGAAGCGGGCATTCTGTCGAACTCGTGCGGAAGCTTATGAAACACTCTGCACATTATAAAATCGCTATACTCATCAGGAATTGGGATTCCCGACAAGTGTCTTTTTGCCAAGGCTTTTTTTACCTTCTCAAGAACTATTTCGTTTTTTTTTCTTCTTCGGCTGTCTGAGAAACAATCTCAGAAACACACAAAGAAAGTTCCGTGAAATCCACTGGACTCATTCTTCCAAAAAACCAAGCATTGTCTGAAGGTGGAAGTTCAGCGCCAGTATCTTCACGAACAATTTTTTCCACAAGACCACGAACCATGACTTCCTGAAGATCAAAAACAGCTTCCTGTTCATCATTGGAAACGTCTTTCAAAAGTTCCAATTTCTTTTTTTCATCTTTTTCATCTGAAATCTTTTTGAATTTTTCTTGTGCTGCACCCATGTCAACTTGTGGGTAATCCGACAAAACACTTCTCATTGCTTTTTGCGTTCCCCTGTCCATGTATGAAAAAAAATGAACCGTTGCTTTAATTGGTGTTTTTACTTTTACAGAAGTTTTCATGATGTTGTTTTAGAAATATGTTCTATGACACCCACCTCACAAGACTCGAAAACATCATCTTTTGAATGCAATTCCTAGATTTATACTCATTAAGAGTGGCTAAGATTCCGAAACGTCGCAATGCGTTATGAGGTGAATGAGCAAGAGAACACTTGAAAGTTTATTTCAAGTTATGGAAAAAGTCAAAACAAAAAACCACAGAATTTTTTCCGTGGCATTCGTAGAAAACCCTTCAATGTCTTAGTAAGCTGTGGCGTTGTCATTTATAAGAACACCCTCAATGGCTTCTGAGTCAGACAGATCATATCCGCCAACGAATCCACAAGTTTGTTTCACCCGATCATCTTTTCCACCGTCACGCGTCCATTCGGAAATGTCGATTGCATTCAAAACAAATCGAACAGTCGGATTCCCAGCAGCGTCTGTATTTATTGTCTCAAACTGAAGTGATTTTTCTGTCCCAGCGGCATTCAAATCAAGATACGTTCCCGCGTCCATATTGAGCATAAATTCACCCGCAATATCAATTGCTTTGTCATAATTTTCGGACGGTTCATTGCTTCCGAATTTATAAAGAGATTCTGCCCCTTTGTCTATCGTAAGACGGAAGGACTCTGCACCAATGGCAGTTCCACCAGAAAGACTGGCAGTGTCATCTTCAATTTTTACACTCGCAAATTTTGAACAGAATTTGTTTTCCGCAGTGATTGACGGTGATTCTGTTGTGGTTGCTGGGTACTTCCCAACAAAGGAAACATTGTAACGCAAGAAATCACCAGTCTCTTGATTTATTTCAAGGTTTGAAAGCACACACCCCGTCATCATTTTTGTCACATTTCCGTCTTTGTATACGATAGTATAAGAAGGAATATCACCCTGATTCATGCTGAATGTGTGCGTGTATGGGTCACTCCCAGTTTTTGTATCTGTACCAAAAGCAGCCATGAGAAGTTGCCCAATCATGTCATCATAAGCAATCCCCTCAAAAGAAGGTTCAGACCATTTTTTTGCGACACAAACACCTTTCAATTTGTTTTCCTTTCTTCCGAACATTCCTTCCTCTCTGATATTTTCAGTCCTTGGATTCGGATTGAATGATTCAGCTGGGAAATATACGATAGAACTAGCTTTTGATCCAAAGGAAGATTCTTTCCCAATTCCTACAACGGTTTTTCGTCCAATTTCAGTGGTCATGATTTTAGTGAGTTAGTAGATTTTTTTTGAAGACTTGAAAGCTCTTTCAGCGCTTCTTCTCGCGTCTTTGCAAAAATAGTAATGCCCTCAAGCGGGAAGTTCCAGGGTTTACCCACTGGTTTTTTTTCCGTGATGTTTTTATTTTCTTTCATCACCTACATTTTACCACAAATTTTTTTTAAGGGGAAACAATCAATTTTGAAGCGGAAGTTGAAATCGTAATGTCCGTGACTATCATCGGGAATTCTGCTTCATTGTCCATGTATGGTTCTCCTGAAGAAATTTCCGTGCTGAATGTTTCGCCACCCAAAGTTTCGATAGCGTCAGAAGCACGCAGCCTGTCCAAAACTGCGTCAATACAATCCAGTCTCAAGTCCTCAATGTCTTCATTGTCTGCGTCAGATTCCTGTGGAATACACAATTTTATGATAAAATCTGAATTCAATTTGTTGTCCTGAAAGTCTAGGCGTTCTTCATCAAACTGCTTTAGATACACAAGGACGCAAGGAAATTCTGAGGGTGTTGGTTCAAAATATTTGTAGACTTTTCTGATCTTAAATTCTCGACCAGAAATGCTTTCTAAGTATGTACCAATTGCGTTTTTTATTGTTTTTAGTCCCATTTTTATTCAATTATAGCATTTATTTCTTGGTTGAAAATCTGTTCCCCTCTACCGTCCTTTTGTATCTGAATTGCTTTAGAAAGAAACCGCCTAGCTCTAATGTTTTTGTAACCGAATTCCTGAGCGCGGGCATACACAAGATTTGTTCCGACTTCAACTTCATTCTTTCGTTCTTTGAAGATTGCATTCCTATCGTTGGGCATAGTCAAAGACCTTCTCAATGTACCTGTTTTGAACGGTGCTTTTTTTCCTGCGTCAGATCGAACCTGTGTTCCAATCCTAAAAAGAGCAATTGAATTTGCTTGTTGCATTTTTTCTGGAAATTTTTGCATAAAATCAAAGGCTTTCTTGGAAGCCATTCTGTCCAAAAATATTCTGAAAGGTTTGTTTGTCATTCTTAATTGTCAGGATAGCGCTTGACCATGTGGACTTCCAAATGATTTGGAACATCTGGGTTTTCGGAAAACTTTTGAACCGCAGCAACAACAAATGATCTTCCATGATTATCAGTGACCTTGTCCCCTTCATCAATATCAAACACCCCGTCAGTGATCATCAGAAATCTTTTGAAAGCGGTTTCAGCGTCAAAAATAGCAGCAGTTTTTGGGTCAATTTGCTCAATATAGCAATTCAAATCAGTCACCTTTGTTCCCGTTGTCCAACTCTTTTGGTTCTCACTTGTGTCACTCGGTTTCGTCAACCCAGTCACCGTCACAATAGAATTGAAACCAAATGAAAAATTCATGAAAAAATTGAGATAGGATTGTATCGCGAAAGGTACATGTCCAAAATCTTTTGAGCGGCTTCTGCCTCTCCTTGATTCCTAAAATTCACAGACTTTTGCCCAAGCTTATAAGACACAACCCCGTTTGCTCTTTCCGCGTGACCAATAGAACCGCCAGCAATCAAAGCACAAACAAATTTCAAATCTTCAGGCATGTCAGCAGAATCAATGCTTGCTTCAATTGATGTCGAAACAATGGAAGTTCCAACAGGCGCTGTCCAAACATTATCTTCTGAGCTACCACCTATTTTTGAAGCAATTTTCTGTGTGGTAATGGTTTCGGATAATCCTATCAAAATTTGACTGTCTGGGTCATCTGTCTCCTCTTTCATTGTATACGTTGTCTGAACGCCAGCCTGATCAATAACTAATGTGTTACCGTCTGAAGCATTCCCCTGCAAAGTTAAAACATCTGAATTCTGGAATCCGCCTGTGTAATTCGCCAAAACTTGCCCCGTCAAATATCCTATAATATTTTTCACACCAGAAGAATCCACCAGGTGAATAATTTGGTCTGAATGACTGTCTGCGCGATACGAAATGTCCGTGTCAATCCTCGAATTTAGTGTATTGTACAACTCAATCGTTGAACTATCTACTGGAAAATCTCTGAATTCTAAAGCAGAACCGTCCCCAAGAACTTCTATTTCTTCTTTCGAAACCGAATGACTCGACAGATTGTTTGTCTGAAGAATGTCACAAAGCATATTTATTGAAAGCTGGTTGTGAATAGAAGCCAGCGCGTCAGAAAGATTGCTGTTTCCAAGAATCAGTTTCAATTCCGCATTGGAAATGATTTTTGTTCTGTTCATTTATTGTTATTTTTTATCGGACTTTTTTGTTTCAACCGAAGCTTTTTCAATTTTTTTTGGTTGAACAACCGCCTTTTTCACTTTCGATTCCATAACATGAACTCTGTCAGGGTATAGTCTCGATAGTTCTTCAGCCACGGATTTATCTACTTCTATTGTTCCGCCAGATTTAACTGGAATGTTTTCCCCACCGAACTCTTTTCTGATCAAAGTGTCCTCACCCGTCCATTTGATTGTTGTTTTCATGGTTTTAAAATTACAAAATATCACAATCATTTTACTTCAAAATGATCAAAAAAGCAAAACAGCGGGAACTTCCCGCTGTATGCCTTTAGTACGAAACCGATTGAAAAATATGACTACAAAGTCACATTGATTCCAGCCGCAACAGAAGGGTCTACGCCCCCCGCTTCTTTGTTGTAGATTCCGAATCCAAAGTAGAACCATGCGTGCAATTGGTAACCGTCAGCACCAAAATCAAACATTTTCATTTGAAGGTCTTTTCCAAAACCAAATTGAACCGCTGGTTTCCAAAGGTATAGGAATTGCCCTTTCGTGTTATTTGATGCTGTCGTTGAAATTTTACCGTCAGCCTCAGTTTTTCCTACATCTCGATTCACAAACAAGTCTGAACCAAACACATTGCTCAAAGCACCAGTTGAAGTTGTTGCCGCTTTTCCTGCTTTTGAAGCGTCAGCAAAATCAGATAACTGCATTGCTTTCAAATAAGTTGCCCGATTGAAAAGCCACATACAATCAGCTGGATTTCCAGCAAAATCACCCAAAACACCCATAACATCGGCAAAAGAGCCAACAACAAGTGTTCCAACTGATTTTGTATATGTGTTATTGATAGCTAATTCACGGATTCCGTGATCAGCGTTCAAATAATAAGTTCCAGCAGTAGGCGCACCGTCATCTGAATTCACATTTCCAGTTGCCCCAGTTTCAGCATCAGCGTTGATGATCAAAGCTTCGATCGTTCGAGCCATTGACTGTGCAACACGTTGTTGCAACGCTGTTTTTAGTTGCTCAGGATAAGCGCTAAAAGTATCAAGCTCATCAGTAACATCAATCTTCATTGTGTACTTCGCTTGTGTGATAGTTACTTCCCCAGTTGGTGCAGTTCCACCAGCAGTGACAGCAAAAGCCCCAGTTGTTTTTTCAGAACCAGCTGCAAAAAACCCAGCGTCACCGATAAGTGGTACTTTCGCAACTTTTGGAAGTCGCACACCATTTTTAGAATGATTCCCAGGCAAAGCCCCAAGAAAAGTTCCATGATCAGGAACAATTTGCAAAGTTTCTTTTGCAAACACTTCATCAGGAACAAGTTCCTGTCCTTCCGCAGCCTTACCAGTTCCCATTGGTGCTGCATTCGTTTCGAGTCCCATTGACTCAACCATGTCCAAAATTTCTTTTGTTTTCATGTTAGTTTTTTTTGTAAAAAAATAATAAATCAAAACCTAAGCCCAAGAATTTTTCTTCTTTGCTTTGGCTTTTTCAAGTTGCTGGTGAACAATAAAAGGCTTGTTCACTGCTATTTTATCAAGTCTTTCGTTTGACGATTTGACGGAATTTGAAAGCGCCACAACTGTTTCTGCTAGTTTTTGAATAATCAAATTCTGTTCAGAAACAACATTGTTCAACTTTTTTTCAATCAAAGCGTTTACGTCTTCCGACTTCATAGCACCCTGTCTTGATTCAGAAAATTCTTTTTCCAAACTCAAAAGGTTTTTAGCGAGATTTGATGTCATATCTTTGAGCGTTTTCTCAAGTAATTCATTTTCTTCTTGCTCTCCTTCTTCCTCTGGCTGTTCCTTTTCTGGTTCTTCAGAAGTTTTTTCATCAGGTTTATCACCATTCTCAGGTGCTTCCTCTGGTTCTTCTTCGACTTCCGCAACGGGTTCATCACCATTCTCAGGTGCTTCTTCACCGCCTTCTGGGTTTCCACCAGAATTTTCATCGGTTTCTTTGCCTTCAGAAGATTCTACTTCTGGTTGTTCAGGGTCTTTTTTTGGTTCTTCGCCCTCTGGCGATTCTTTAGTTTCTTCTTCAGAAGATTCTTCTTCCTCAATTACATGGCTTTCCATTTTTTCCAAATCTTCCTGAGAAATCTTCCCAGAATTTAATGCGTATTTTGAAACAGCGTCTTTCTTGTCGGTGGTGTTTTTTTCTAAAATCATGCTTTTTGAGTTAGCGGGAATCGTGACCAAGCTGAATTCTACCCAATCAAGGGAAGTGACAATCATTGTCCAAACATTATCAAAAATAATATCGAACCAATTTGGATTTCCTTTTGAGCCAATATCATCTTCATCGACAATCTCACCTGTTTCAGTATTTTCAAATTT